AAATTCATATTCTTTCTTAAATCAATTAGATTCATTTTCTACCACATTGTATTGTTGTTCAAAAAATAATCTAATGTCATTATTAAACGATTTAAGCGACTCTAAATCCATCTGGCATAAAACCTCCAACGAATCTAAAAGCTCTGCACAGAACTCATCTAAGACCTCTTGTTCGCTCGTTTTAACTACATGGTTGAGATTAACTCTGATTTGGTCGATTGATGTCCTTAGTTTAGCTACATGATTGCGGACTAGGCTTGACTTAGCAATGTCGGGCATCTCCATGTAGTATTCAAATTCCATTAACCGGTTTAGGACTTTCATTTTAGCCAACGATCGCCTAATTCTATCGCCTTGTTCAACTGTAATTTTCATAACGCTTGTTTAATTATTTGTTTAAGTTCTTCTAAATAATCCCTTTTTGGGTTCTCTAATCTATCAGCCTTTCTAATCATCGTCTGCTCGTAAAGTTTATGGTATCTAATGGTAGCCATCTCTTTAGGAGTAATCGACGTGTCGACTAGTAGCTTCATTTTTGGTGTGGGCTTTCTAAAGCCTCTTACTGTAATGTTGTTCATCTTAATAATTGTTTGATTTCTGATAGGTCAGCTTCCTGTACTACGCTAAAGCAAGTCGCTTCAAATTGCAGTTCCATTTCGCCAAACTCTAAGGTGTCTACTTTTTCATTAATTATCTCTTCTAATAACAAGCCTTTGAAAGATCCCAGCGTTATTACCTTTCTTATCGTATAGATTTTACCCGGTAGGGGGATGTTAACGTCGAAATCAAAATGGTCTTGATATTTTTCGTATGCACAATGGCACAGGACTAAGCTACCAACTTCCATAAGGCTGTAACTAAAATTAATCCTATCATCGCTAGAAAGCAGAATCCTGCTACCATTACGCTTTGTTCTTTGCTATCCATTATACGTGTTCTTTACAGCATGGACAAATCATCCAATCCGGATCTACATACTCTGCGCAGCAAGGCGAATAAAGCTCTGCCATATTTAAGGTTTCTTGGGCGTCATCACCGGGACAATCTACATAGTAAATATATCCATCGCACTCAAACCAGTAGCCTTCTTTTGCATCTTCTTCTACATTGTCAAAGCCTTGATCTTCCAAAACCTTGATGTCTATTTCTTTTTGTGTCATAACTTTTAGTCCTGAGTCTTTAATAATTCCTGTTAATTGATCTACTGGGGATATACCTCCAAAAAATACGTCTGTTAAAGTTTTCATAAATTGATTAATTGGTTTTTAGCGTTGTCGTTTAAATAGGTTTTACCTTTAATTGTTAATTCATAAACGGTATAGATGTTAATCATCCTCCAGCCCCTAGCATCACTATCCCATACTAGCTTTAAGCCTTTTTCAGTAGGGGAGTAGGCTAATTGTCCATCACCTTCGGACTTTACGTCGGTTCTAAAGCGTATAGCTCTTACTGTACCGTCTTTCTTAATAAACCTTGCCACATACTGGTGACGTTTGGTTTTTGCTTCTGTTGTTGTCATGTGGTTAAAATATTTGGTTAAATAATCGGTTAATTACGTAGTTTGTTACTTCTACCTGATCCTTGTCTCTAGCAATGTTCTGATACCACCACATCGGAGTAATAGGATCGCCTTCATCATCTTTAGTTATATCTAGCCAATGAGCAATATCTTGAGCGATATACCACTCTTCTAATAGCTCAGAGAATAGATAGTAATGAATGGTAAAGTAATGTGGGTAGGATTCTCCCGGAGGATATACCTCTAGTTCTACATCCCATCCGTAAACACTAGCTCCAGAGATAGCTTCTAATCCTGTTACTTGGTAGTTAGCTTCGTGGAATAGTTCCTCCATAATAGAAAGACTATCCTTGCTGATTTGGGTTTTTAGTTGTGTGTTCATGATTTGATTACTTAAGTTTTTTAGCTCTTTCTGCAATGTAGTGGATAATACCGGCAGCGAATAAAGGCAAGGCCATAGAGAATACTATAAAGCCTACTAATGTTAAAATGTCTTGAGTTGTCATGGTATTGGTTTTAAGTTTGTTTGATTAGTTTACTGATTAATTGTGAATAAGTTTAAAATCTGAATTTAAAAGGTTACGATCTAGTGTAGCTTCCATTACCGTTTATAACGATGCTATAAACCTTTGTTAAGTTCCATTCCTTGATGATAACCTGGATTGGTGTAATGCCGTCTGTATCGTCCATATAGAACTCACAAGCTTGTTTGATGGTTTTGAATTTTCTTACTTTCATGATCTTGGTTTTAGTTGTTTAAGTTGTTTTGAGCAAAAGAGCTTCTTGTTTGTGTATTATCACAATACAAATATGATAACCTTTACCTTATGAATTGTCATAGAAATGTCATGAAATCAATTAACCATTAATTAAGATATTGTCGTTTGGTTTGGTTTTGAGCTTGAAACTGAGTAACTCGAAGTGTTTCGTTTAAGTTAGATTACTTAACTAGTCCGCAAGTGGTCGACTCCATGCTCTTTATTACTCTTACGTTTGATTTAGCTGTTTAGATAGCCTGGATAGGTGTATGCAAGAGATCGCGCAAAAAAATCTTTAGCAAAAAGTTTTCTGTAGCAACCGGTGGGCACAATTATACAACCCAGCAGTAAATTACACTACATGAGGCAAAACTTATACACACGAAGCGAAGCGATAGTGGTGACTGATGCAATCAGGAATAGAGTAGGGGAATATGAAATAGGAAAGTAGATAGGGTATAGGAAAGTACATGGTCAAAAAATATATAGGATAAAAAACTCCATCATAAGGGAGCGATATAGCGACCGCTAATAAAGTGTTGGTTCTTGCATAAAGAACAGTTCTCGCAAATAAACCTAGAAGAAGTTAGTTAAGGAATAATTGGTCTTTACCGGCTAAAGCCGTCTCAGCCCCTGTTGAGATAAATCTCAACGATATAGATATTAAGATTAATAATGCTTGCTAAGAGAAAAATACCCCCCCCCCCCATCAAACTCTTTACAGGCTATGTTGTCTATTGCTAGGTCATAACCATATTTGCTCGATCCAATTACCTTCCGACTTTTTTAGGTGGTAAAAGTTTAGACATCTTCCTCGGCTATAGTCCTACCGACTTAATGATTGCTAATATACGAAAAAAAACTTAAATTTGCAAATATATTTTTCAACATTTAATAGGCTCTCAACCCATGAGCGTAAAGAAACTTATTAGTTGCTAATCTTACTGATATTCCTTCTTTATACGCAATCAAATGTATTTTGTTATGGCAAGAATCGCATAAGCATATAATAGAGTGCAGCTCGTGCATGTGCATCAAAAACCTATAGTGCCTGTGATGTAGCTGTAAATTATTAGTTGATTTGCAGACCTTGCATTTTTTGTACCTTTTTCTCCTAGAAGCCTTAGCCTTAAATTCCTTCCAGTGATCGGATTGTAGATATTCTTTGTAGGTCATCCCTATTTCAGAAAGTACAATGTCCCTGTTCTCCCATGTGTCAAGATAAGTTACCTCATCCCTATTCATGTCATTATTAGTTCTCATAAAGTAGAAACCCCATCGAGCAAATAAGGGTCGAGCTTATTCACCGTCAGGGGCGTTTGTATTATTGAAAGGATTCTCGACCAATCCTAGTAACTCCAAAAAGATTAACCAAACATACGAATTTTTTTCGATATATGCAAGTGTTGTTGAAAAGTAATTAACTTATCTGCAAAGTATCGATGCTATTTGAAGATTCTATAACTATTTTTCAAGAAATTTGCTTTTTAGGAAAATATTTTGTATATTAGCAGAAATTATAGTAGAAATGGCTATCACCTTTCACGAATTATCAAATGGCAATATTAGGATTACCGAAACTGGTAAACCCGATTTTTATATCATGGGCCACGTTTATGCAGTAATGACTACTAATGACGCAGCTACTATGATTAGTTTGCGTGATGGTGACTTTAAGATGTTTATCGACCCGCTTGAGATTACAGCGATTGGTAACACATCAGGCCCATATACTACCGCTACTGCTTTAACAGCTTTGGCGAATTTATTTAAAAAGTAATTTATGCTTGACGACCCAAAGGCGTTAACGAAATACGATAGAACGAGGCTAGTGCCAATGAAACCTGAGCTAATGGCTGTTGAGGACATCAACGCTAAGATAGACCAGGTGGAAGCGATAACAGAAGATCCATCAATAATGACCTTCGGCACAGCTTTAGAACTTGCAGGTATCACATCGACAAAATGGGAATCGCTTAAGCAAGTTTGCAAGAGACGTGAGTTGGAGTACGAGTTGGAGAGGATAGAATATATTAAACAGCGATTTGAGAATAGAATCTTTGAATCAGCGTTAAAAAACCAAGCTAATGCGACTATGGCAATATTTGCCCTAAAAAACCACTACGGTTGGTCGGATAAGCAAAATGTAGAGATACAAGCCACACAAACTACCAAAGTTGACGTAAGTGATATGGATGAGGAGTTGAAGCGTCAGTTAGCCGAGAGGTACTTAACAGGGAGTGTGTTAGATGAAGGTAACTAAAGATTTATTGGAATCGGCCGCTATTGATTTAGCGAGAAACGATTTTGCGTTCTTTGTAAGGTTTATAAAAAAGGATTTTGATGCTACGTGGTTTCATACGTATATAATGGAATCGCTAATGAAGCTGTATAGAGATGACGATAGTAAGAAGCTAATGATCTCTATGCCACCCCAACATGGGAAGTCCACACTAGCAACACAATTATATCCCGCCTACCTGCTTGGTGTTAATCCGGACTTGAAAATTGTTATCGCATCCTATACGGCTGACTTAGCATCAAGGTTCAATAGAGAGGTTCAAAAGATTATCGACTCACCTGAGTATAAGAAGATATTCCCTGAGACTAAACTGGCAAAGCCTAGAAGCGGTGAAGCAATTCGTAACAACGATATGTTTGAAGTGATAGGAAGGCGAGGATATTTAAAGTCGGTAGGTACAGGAGGTTCTTTAACTGGGTTTAGCGTTGATGTGTTGATTTGTGACGACTTGATTAAGGATTATAGTGAGGCGAAGTCGCTAAATGTGAGAGAGACGGTTTGGGATTGGTACACTTCAGTAGCAGAGAGTCGATTACAGAATAACGGAAAGCAATTATTGATTGCGACACGTTGGGATAATGACGATCCTTTGGGCAGAGCAAGTAAACGAGATGACGATTGGAATACAATCACTCTACCTGCTTTGAGAGAATCAAAGGACGATGGACGTTGGTATGATAAGAGGGAAGTTGGGGAAGCACTATGGGAGGCTCGTCAGTCTGCAGAAAGATTAGAAAAGATTAGAGAGGCTAGTCCCATTATCTTTAACTCCCTTTATCAACAAGACCCACGACCAGCAACGGAAAGTTTGGTTTACCCTGATTGGCAGGAGTGCGATAACTTCCCAGAGACGGATGATGTGTTTTATGGGTTAGACTTTGGTTTTACCAATGACCCTACTGCATGTGTGAGGATGACAAAGATTGGAGATTCGATATTCTTAGATGAGCTTTTTTATGCGACTAAGATGACGAACAAAGATATTGCCGACAGCTTAAGGAAGAACGATGTGGGGATGTATGAGGAGATATTTGCTGATTCGGCAGAACCTAAGTCAATAGCTGACTTAAAATTGAAATTTAATGTTAAACCGCAGAAAAAAGGAAAGGGATCAGTCCTTGCGGGTATAAATAAACTAAAGGAATACAAAGTGTTCTACACCAAGCGAAGTAAGAACATCGCAACTGAGGTAAAGAACTATCAATGGATTATGGCAAACGGAGAAAGTACTAACGTACCTATCGACAACTTCAACCATTGTTTAGATGCAATCAGATGTGCGTTCTTCACTAAATACGGTAGTGAACGTAAATGGTACGTAATTTAAATGGGATTATTCGACTTTTTAAGAGGTAGCAAACCTCAACAACCAGTTACACTTCAGAAAGGCATAGACCCTGCAATCGCTCGGATGCTGAATATGACGTTGGCTAAAGGCCCTGTAATGGGCGAAGATAGTTTCCAAACTTATGTAGATAAGGGCTATCAGTATAACGCAGACGTTTACTCGGTTATTAACCTAATTACAAGAAAGGCTGCTACTGCTGCTCCGATTCTCTATGAGATTGTAGACGACAGAGCCTTCCAAAAATACAAGTCCTTTACTGCGAATATGAGCAAACCTCAAGACATCGCAGAGGCAAATCATTTAAGACAAAAGGCATTGGTAGAAGTTGACGAGCGTCACCCTATCATCCAAACTCTTCATAACCCTAACGACTTCCAGAGCTTCTACGAGTTCATGGATAACTACTTAGGATTTAAACTTATCACCGGCAACTCTTATGTTTATGGTGTAGGTGCTGTTACTGGCCCTAACGCTGGTAAATTCAAACAGCTTTATGTATTGCCTGCTCACTTGACTAGAATCGTTAGTGGAGGTAAATACGACCCGGTTAAAGGCTATACTATCACTACTGCTTACGATTTCCAAGAGATCATGGCCGAAAAGGTTATGCACTCTAAATACTGGAACTCGGATTACTCAGTAGAAGGCTCACATCTTTATGGACAATCTCCACTAAGAGCAGCCCTAAGAGTATTACAACAATCTAACGATGCTCAGACTGCAAGTGTTAAGTTACTTCAGAACACAGGGGCACAAGGTATCTTATTTGACAATAGTACCGATAGTTACCTATCTCCTGAACAAGCAGCAGAAATCCAAAGAAAATATAAAGCAGAATA